GTAATACTCCCAATTCTTTGGCTAAATTTCGCAATTCTTCCGACACATATTTGTCTTTGACAAACAAATCGTTGGGACTAACTTTGGCACTAACTGGCATTAATAAATCTAAATAATCAACCATTACAAAGTCAATTTTAATATCTGTTTGTACTTGTACTTCTTTTAAATAGGAGCGTACATCATTGATATTACTTTGTGCTGGTAGTGCTTTGACACGATATTGCCCGGCTTTTTTACCAAACATTTTAACTTTTAATTCGGCTGTTTCTAAATCTTTTCTGATGTCTTTAGTTGACATGCTTGATAGCATTGCATCAGTACGCAATCCAACCAATTCTTCACTAAGCTCTAAACTTATATATGCTCCACTTAGTCCTTGTTCAAGCCAGCTGATAGCAATATTCATCATTACCAAAGATTTACCCGATCCAGATCCGCCAGCAAAAATATTCAGTTCGCCACGACTAAATCCACCATATAATATTTTATCCAAAGATGGCCAGCCAGTGCTTACTTGACCGCCAGAATTAAAATATTTGTCATTACGGGCTCTAGGATCAGCAAAATAATCTGTGCCCATGTCTTTTTGTAAACTAATTTGTACGGCATCTTTAATTAATTTTTCAACCGGGTCAAAATCGCCTTTATCCAACATGTCATATGATTTAAGAATAGCTCTGCTAAGTTCTTCTTTTTTAGTAAAACCTTCAAATTCTTCCATAAACCATTCCATATTACCATCTGGTAAATCTGGCAATTCGTTTAATTTAATCCCTGATGTAGCATTAACTTGTTGTAATACCGGAAGTGATCCATGTTCTTCATAATGTTTTTTAATAAAATCAGCGGCAGTACGAATACTGCGATCGAAATTTTCGGGATTGTATATATTTTGAACGCGAACAAATGATTCAGCATCGCTGAGCATCATTTCTAAAAATAATTTTTGTACTTCTATACTATAATCTTTTAACAAGTTGTTTCCTTTTTATATCAATTTTATATTTGTTAGTTTCTCTGGCTTTTAATATAGTTAGCAAGGTCGCTATCTTACCCATACAATTTACCGCATCATTTACATCTTTAATACCTTGTGGCCATTCTGGTATACTAACAGCCCACCCCAATTCTATTGCTCTATCTACTAATGCCATACCTGCTTGGTCTTGATCTGGAACTACAGTAATAGTTTTTCCCAAACTTTTAATAACTTGCGATTGCGTGTCATTAATATTATTATGTAATACTGCCAATCCATTTATGACAAGTGCGTCAAATACTCCCTCTACTACAATGGCATGTTCCCAATTATCTTTTTGTAAATCAACTCCAAATACATATCCTTGTTGTGTGTCTGATATGAATTTAGGCTGTCGTCCATCTATATACCTGGCGCTATTTCCAACTATTAATCCGTTATGCGTAAAGGGTATGACAATACGTTTGGATTGTCTACCTTCTGCCGTAGAACTTACCATATAAGGATACGCTGTACAATCTACGCTGCGTCCTTCTAAATATTCTATATATGGAATATGATTAGGATTATTAACATCTATAAGTTCTAGCTCGGCGGGCAAATCTCGTTCTTCAAATTCTACGGCTTTAATTACATTTTTTTGATTTTCAAGCAAGCCATGCATTGTGCGATGGCGTAAACTTTCGAGATTTATTTGTTCGATAGTAACATTATCAACCCCGAACCATTCTAATAATTTTCGTGCTTTAAATGATAAACTTCTGCCGGGTATAAAACTTGCTGTGAGACCGCAATTAAAACAATGATAACTCCATCCACCTTCCGGCGTTGGTTTAATTCCTCCACGTTGTCTTTTATCTTGAGTGTTACCGCGATGAATACAACAAGGAGCATTGAATGAAATCCAACCAGAACTTGTGTGTTTTTTCTTACCGGGTAAAAAAGAAATTACATCAATCATGCTACAGTATAGCATAATTACCAGCTGATTACAACATTATCGATACATTAAATTTACAACGTATCCAGTTGATATAGCCACAAAAGCTCCAGAATTATTTGGTGGAATAGGATTTATTTGCCCGTTACTTCCGGGGCCGCCAATAGGAATTGGCCAATAACCAGAACCACCATTTATAACATTAATTCCAGTAACAGAGCCGTTTGGTCCAAGCACAGCTTCGGCACGAGCACCTGATCCGTTACCTAAAATATTAACTTGTGGCGGTGCCAAATATCCAGAACCAGGATTTTGAACAGTAATGTTAGTAACCACTCCGTCTACGCATGTGGCAAATGCGTTAGCTGGATAACCAGGTTGGTCTGGTACTGAAAAAATACTATTATTAAATCCCAAACGCAACAAAGGATACCAACCTACCACATTCATATAAATGGTTCTAGTTTCGTTATAGTAGGTAGTACTTTCGGTAATGTTATACCAAATACTTTGATAATTTTGTGCCCATTGAGCTTTTATAGTACCAGTATACCCAATTAAATCCATTTGTATAGTTGTAATATAATTTTTTGGTACTATAAAACTAGAATAATATTCGGAATTAGAGTAAGTGTTCCAGTAAGGCGACCCACTGGCTGCTGATCCCCAATATCCAACCCCTGCCCAACCTGGAAAATTTTCATATCCGGCTCCGTCTAAACTTGACTGAGCACTTAACTTTATAGTTGGAATAGTTAATGGTGCTGATGGTACAAATTGTGGAAATACAGAATTAACAAGATCAATGGGAGCGCGAGCACCAGACTGAGCATTGGTAAAGACCGCTTGATTTAAATTACCACTTTGTACACTGATTGAATAGGATGCTGGTTGTGCTATTAGTTCTAAAGTGTGTTCTGCTGGAACTGTTACTTTAACTTGCCCTGCGGCGGCATTAAGAATAGTCATTGGCTCTTGTAGCAACAATGTAGTTCCTTGAGTATTTGTTACCCGAAATATAAAAGTGCATCCGTTTACATTTACAGGTTTTTCGTCTTGATTGACAAATGAAAATAACAGCACATTATCAACTCCGAGATTTAAAGTTAGGCGTTTAGAATACACCGAATTGTACCTCATTGTAAAATACTGCCCGCTCGAATCCAATAAAACTACTTGAGTTCGTTGCTGATAGAGGAAAACTTCTGTGGAGTACATTCATATATTTATACATTAATTTGCTGAGCTAATTTTCGCTTTTCCCATGCTTTTTTAAGATTTTCTTTGTGAGTTTCTGACAATTTAAGCCCTTTATTCCAGCCATGTCCTTTTTCTAAACCAGACATATCTAATCGTTGTTTGAATTCTTCAGTATATTTAACACCTCTATTCCAGCCTGCCCCTTTATTGGGTTTTCCAGTTTTTACTTTAGATATTTTATTTTTTGTTATTTCTTCAGTTATTCTACCCGACGATCCCTCGCCCCCTTCTGTCATATTATGTAATAATCCAGTACCTAAATCTTTGCGGCCATAATACGTGATAAGTTTTTTTTCTAACAAAAGTGCCTCAACTTCTGCTAAATTATGTGCAACTATTTTTATGCGATCATTGTGCGGGATGGGCGTTCTGTGTGTTGCCCATGCTCGTGATCCTAATCCTTTACCGCAATAGTAAGGTGTTCCATCTTCTCGCAAATACAAGTAAACATAAAAATTTAAGGGCGGTTGTTGTCGGTTAAAACTCATATTAATATTTAGTGATATTTAACTATAAACTTTTGGAACATAAATATCCCATACGAATAACTACTAATAGATGAGCACTGAAATATTCACTAAATTAACTGACAAATACCCGTTTATAACGCTATGTGTTTACGCTTCTCAAGAATATGTGGGAATTATACAAAATCGGGACGATATAATTACAACAATTTATGACTTTGGAAGTATAAGCGACCTTGATATAAAGAAAGATTTCTTAAAATTAGCCAACATTTGGTGGTGGGAAAGCAACAGATCTATACCTATAAATATTTTCTTAAAAAACGAATGGGATCCGTTTAAAGTTTATTTGCGTACTTTTATAAACAAAGATCTCGAAATTATGCATGGACCAGTCTGTAGTTTAGCTGAATTAGCCCGTAAAAAGTCAAAAAGAAAATCTATTACTTTAGTTAGGAAGATGGAGTAACTTCGTCAAGTAGGTTCATGTGTAAGGTTACTAATGCTGCATAAGAAATTGAATGACTTTTTTTAAACACAAAACCTTTAGAATCATCCCCATCCCATACAGTTTCAAAGATTTTTGGCCAAGATTTATTTTGTAAATGAGCTTTTCCTGGTCTAATAATTGCTATAAAAGCTGCCATTCGCGGAATAGAATCTGGTTTCATTTTCAATAATAAATCAGTATAGTTGCCTATATGTACTAGTTGTTTTGCCCATTCCAAATCATTCCACAATCTTTCCCACGGCGGTTCTTTTGCTAATAATTCTTGATAATGTTCAGGAGATTTAATTAACTGGTATACCGACATGTTAAGTAAATCAATTTTAAAATATCCGCGTTTTTCTGCTTCTTCATAATCTATAGCCGCGCATTGATTTATTGGGTCATAAGGAATATCAGTAATATAAACTCCCGATGCGTGACGTCTGACTTGACCTTGATGTAGTTGCCGTGCTGGTATAGCTTGAATAAGTTTTAGTACTTGTTCTCGGTCTGCCAAGTCAATATCAATATCTGCGCTCATAGAACAAGTATAGCAATTATTCCAACATATGTCAAATAGTGTAGACCTTGGTCGGCCCCGAACCATACCCAAAATTTACGATCAGCAGGAGTCAACCCTTGACTTAAATTTGTTTTTGCCCAATCAATATGATAATGTATTACGCCATCTAGTAAACCAATTGCAATGGCAAAAATATGAGCAACTGGGTCCCACGGGAAAAATAATAATAATACAATTAAGGTTCCGAGTGCGTGTATAG